GATACTACTAAATCCGATACTTGGCACTATATCCAGAATTACTTAAAACCTATGCTCTCTGGTAATCCAGATTTCGCATTTCATCCGAGCTTTAAGGCACTTATTGAGGATCACATCGGGGTGTCGAATAAGTTTGTCATTATGGACAATGAAGGTCGGCAAACTGTCATTAATGAAGGTTCTGGGGTGTATTGGGGTGGGTTGTGGCTTTCTAACACCTATGCATGGAGTGCCAGCAAGTCGGCTAAGAATCATCCCGTGAATATGAAGAAAGCTAAAAAGCAAGTGCTAGAAGCTCCCCAAAAATATTCCTATAAATCCTCTGGGTTTAATTATTTCGGGGGGGATTATTCGGGAAGCTATCTATATCCAGCTAAGACATGGGCTTATGAGAAGCCAGCAGATCATAGAAGGGAAGTCGAATTAAACCTAGAGGATCTTAACTACATCATCGGGGAGCATGATGTTTCAATCGATCAGGGCTTGAATTTCGTGGATGAGTTCGGGATCGATTGTTTCTTAGACTTGGTGGATTATGCGATCTCAGGGGAGTTGGATCTAGATCACTTCCAACGGGTGCTGGGTGATTTCAAGCTCGCTAGAGAATCATTCCCAGCTCTTGGTAGAGTAGCAGTTTAAAACCTTCCCTATTGGGTTTTAGTCCCAGCTTCGGCTGGGATTTTTTTTATCTCTTCGTGGGCGGTTAGTAAAGCCTGAGCGAATATTAGCTTGCTGGAGTCTGGGAGCTTATTCCAAGCCAGATCATCAGAAAACATATCGTTGCAGATATTCAAAGCGTTTTTGAGTTTTGAGTTCAAGATTATTTCCTTAGTTAGTCGGGGATCATTCCCCTATAGATAGAGACGATCCAAATCGTAAAAGGTGAGGGTCATGATTAAAAAAAAGTGTGTCTGGGTGTGGCCTTTTTTGAGGTCAAAAATTTTCCAGGCAATTTTGCTGCCAGCGTTCACTAATTTTTTTCAATGTTTATAAGGGTTCTAGGGCGATCTAGAGGGCGATGCTTTGGGTTCTGGTGATACCCATTAGCTAAGTATTCCCCTATGGGTTGCACATTTCGGGCGATTGCCTATACTCGGGCACATTCAGTTCTCGGATTGTTCACATATGAAAACACCCAGATTAACTCGTAAGCAGATAAGGGAGCAGATCGCAAATACTCCAATAGAAGAGATACTTCACGTCCCTGTAAGATCGCTCACTACGAAGCAGAAGAGCTATTGTAAGAAAGTAGCAGAGGGAAAGCCATTCAATCAGGCGTATAGAGAAGCCTATAACAGTAAGGGAAAGCCTAAAACAATAGGCGTAGAAATAAACCATATGAATAAAAACCCGAGAATAAGCCTAGAGATAGAAGCCCAGAAGCGGGCGATTGAGTTTGAGAGATCATATTCAGCCCGACAGTTGAAGAGCATTGTGATCTCTCAGCTAACAAAAGAAGCCCTAAGCCCTTCCAGCAAAGCCAGCGAGCGGATATCAGCTCTCAAAGCCCTCGGGAATGTGGCAGAGCTGGGTGTGTTCGTGGAGCGTAAAGAGGTGCGGACAATCAGAGATAGCACTTCAGCAAAGGCGGATCTATTGGCAAAGCTCCAGAGTGCTATTAAGGATCAAAAGCGGACAGTAGATAACGATGCCATGAGTTTATTAGAAGAGATCAGCTCAAATAGTTTTGACGCATCGCAACAAGAAAAAGATTTTGCAGCCGAGGCCCTGGCAGCAGACCCACTCCCTGGTGACCCCCCAATTGAGCGTTCGGATGAGCGTCATATACTACATAGTATTCCACTCAAACAATCACTAGATGAGAATGATTCTCAACAGACCCCCCCTAAAAAGAGTGAAAAGTCAATGAAATCAAAGACATCGCTATCCTCCAACCGTTTGAGGATAGAAAAAGAAGGGGGTGGGGGTACTAAAAATTCTGAGGAAAGTAGTGAAGTTTCTATGGAAACACCCCCCCTTATTGATTCTGTAGAAAAGGGGTAGGGGGGTATGTTAACTTCAGGTAAACACAATGAGGCTACTGAGTGGAACAGGCGTAAGTGGGAGAAACTCATGAAGAAGATTAAAAAAGAGATGAAAGAACCCTTATTGGATAAGTTAGCCTTTCTAGAGAAGAAGGCTGAGAAGCCTTCCTATATACGATGAGAGACTTAGTAGAGATTGATAGGGATATTAGTAAGGTGGTGGAGTGTCTTACTGCCTTGATGATGGAGAGAAAACTGACCGAAAAGATCGAAGCGGGGATGCGGGCGAGTGCGGAAATCCTTTCGGAAAAGCTGATTGAGCGGGCGAAAAGGCATGACTGAAAAACAGGCGATTGTGTATAAGATCATTGAGGAGTGGTGGAAGATGTACGGTTTCGCCCCGTCTATGGAAGATGTCATGAAACACACGGGCGACCAAAGTAAAGCGAATATCCACCGAATTTATAAAGTCCTCTGCCAATTAGGACATTGCAAGATGCTCCCTAGACAGGCTAGGAGTATCCGCCCGTCTTACCTCAGAGTGAGGGATATCGAATGACCTTTGCCGTAATCATCGCCCTTGGGATGTTAATCAAAGAATATATTGGGAAATATGGATCTCGCAAAAATCATTGAGTCGCTTGACCCTGTCGATCAGGACGCCTTCTTAGAGGTGGCGCAGGAGTATTTAAGTTCGTTGACTCGGGAAACTGCCCAAAATGACTTCATTACGTTCGCCCATGAAATGTGGCCAGGCTTTATAGACGGACGTCACCATAAGATTATGGCAAAAAAGTTCGAACAAATCGCGGCTGGGACGTGTAAGAGACTGATTATCAATATGCCACCCCGCCATACGAAGTCGGAGTTCGCTTCTTACCTCCTGCCTGCGTGGTTTTTGGGGAAATACCCAGGCAAAAAGATCATCCAGACCTCAAATACCGCAGAATTAGCGGTCGGATTTGGTCGAAAAGTGCGAAATCTGGTGGGTTCGGAACAATATGCACGGATATTCCCAGACGTGACTTTACGGTCAGACTCTAAGGCAGCGGGGCGGTGGTCGACAAACGCAAACGGAGAGTACTTCGCTATCGGGGTTGGGGGTACGGTGACAGGTAAAGGTGCTGATCTCCTAATTATTGATGACCCACACTCCGAACAAGAGGCAGCAATCGCGGCGACCAACCCCGAAGTCTACGATAAAGTCTTTGAGTGGTACTCTTCGGGACCTCGTCAGCGTCTCCAGCCTGGCGGTGCCATCGTAGTCATTATGACTCGATGGTCTAAGCGAGACTTAGTGGGGAAAATCCTTAAAAGCTCGATTGAACGAGAGGGAGAAGAGTGGGAGATTATTGAATTCCCTGCGATCCTGCCTTCGGGGAACTCTCTCTGGCCGGAATTCTGGCCGATTAATGAATTACTCGCCCTAAAGACCGAACTTCCCGTATCGAAGTGGAACGCCCAGTATATGCAGTCCCCGACCTCCGAAGCGGGGGCGATGGTCAAGAGGGAATGGTGGAAGATTTGGGAGAAAGAAGACCCCCCCAGGTGTGAATTTATCATTCAGTCTTGGGATACCGCCTTTACAAAGAACGAGCGGTCTGACTACTCGGCCTGCACGACTTGGGGAGTCTTTTATTTAAACGAGAATACCGATGATCCGAACATTATTCTCTTAGATGCCTTAAAACAACGCTTAGAATTCCCTGAATTAAAGGCAAAGGCGTTAGAAATGTATAAGGAGTGGGAGCCAGACGCTTTCGTAGTCGAAGCGAAAGCCGCGGGAAGTCCGTTAATTTTTGAATTAAGGCGAATGGGAATCCCAGTCTCAGAGTTTACTCCGACAAGGGGTAATGATAAGATAGCCCGTATGAATTCGGTGACAGACTTATTCTCTTCTGGGAAAGTCTGGGCGCCCCCACGTAGGTGGGCTGAAGAAGTCATCGAAGAGATGGCCGCCTTTCCAAATTCAGAACACGATGACTTGGTGGACTCTTCAACCCAAGCATTAATTAGATATAGAAAAGGTGGATTTATTAGTTTACCCAGCGATGAACCCGATGAACCCATTCACTTTAGACGCAAAGCAGCTTACTACTAGGAACCATCATGATTGAAAAAAGTCTATACCAAGCACCCGTAGGAATTGAGTCGATAGCGACTCCAGATATCGAGATTGAAATCGAAGATCCAGAGTCAGTCAAGATTGGGATTGACGGTATGGAGATTGAGATAGAACCTGCCGAACCTTCCGCAGAAGACTTTGACGCAAACCTTGCGGAATATATGTCCGAAGGGGAGATGACCGAAATCGCTGGGGACTTATTGGGAGACTTTGAAGACGACATCTCTGCCCGTAAGGACTGGATCCAGACCTATGTAGACGGTCTAGAACTTCTCGG